AAGGAAGTACCTTATGGGCATAACCCTAGCGACTATAGAACACGTCAAGGAATACGAACCTGACATCTTAAATTACGGCATAGCTGATTTCACCAACGAACTNTTNAAAGCACAAGAAGATGTGTTGAGAGATTTACGCATCAGATGGTGGCCCACACAACAAATAGGATTGTTTGATATCAAAGTTTTAGGCACTGGCCAGCAGGAACCTGACGAGGACCTATACAACACCACTCAATTTAGAAGAGCAACTGCCTATCAAGCATTGGGTTTTCACATCTATCCCAAACTGGCCAAGTTTGAACCAGACCTGGATTTATTTGAACGCAAAATGGAATTCTATCGCAAAGAGTATGAGAGAGAATTTGATTTGGTGTTGAGAGACGGAGTGGAGTATGATTTGGACAGTTCGGGCACCTTCACAGATTCCGAAAAACAGACTGAATCATTTCTACGCCTCAAAAGGTAATTCATGAGCAACAGAGAAGATATCACAGTCAATATCATACAGGTGCTGTCAGACATGACACCACCCAGACCCGCATTCATCACACGCGAACCATTTGATGTGAACAAATTGGCCATCACACAGTTTCCAGCTGTGCTGATCACCACTGGCAATGAAACACGTGTAGACATCAGTATGGGTGGAGCAAGACGTGGTGTGATCGAAGTGAACATCAGAGGTTTTGTGAGATCTGACGGCAGAGTGGGACAGATACAGACNGTGGATCAAAAACGCAACGAAATGATNGAACGCATAGAAGAAACTCTCAACACTNNNAGAAACAGAGAATTGGGAGCAACCAGAGCAGCAACCACACTGGTGCGATCGGTAGAAATTATAGAAAGGACTCCGCCATTGGGTGAGTTTTTGATTATTGCTGAAGTGCAATACTCATTCACCATCAGCGCAGTTTAAACAATGAAGATATTTTTTTCCAATAACAAAGAAAAAAATTCAGTGCCTCAGAGCAAGCGATTACGAGTGCAGGCCACAGGCATACTGATTAAGGATTGGCGCAATGTAGAATTGCGTCAAGTAAACAACAACATTAAACCAAAGGAGTAACCAAATGGCAACATTAACAGGACAATTAGGCCAAGTGAAAATCGGAAACGATTCAGCAGGCGCAGAAACGGCCATAGCAGAAATCAGATCATGGACAGTGGAAGTAACCAAAGAAGTGATTGAAAACACAGCTATGGGAGATGTTTCAAGAACTTACTTGCAAGGTCTGCAAGACTTTACAGGATCTATGGAAGTGATCTATGACACAGCTCACACCACAGCAACCAAAGCGTTTTCACCAGAAAGCAATGACGACTTGTTTGTGGACTTTATCACCAGTTCAGCATCAGGCAGTCAAAAGTTTTCAGGACAAGTGATTGTGACATCAGTATCAAGAACAGCAAGTTATGATGATCTGATCACTGCCACAGTGAACTTTCAAGGCACAGGCGGCATCACACTAGGCACAGTATAATAAGGCACAGGAGCAACCAGACTATGTTGAATGTAAAAATAACAAATGGTCCCAAGGCAGTGCGAGATCTTCAAAAAGATTTGGAGAAATACACTGCCCAGGTTGCTCAAACTTTCTATGAAGAGGTCAAACGGGCCACACCCATAGACAAAGGCAGAGCAAGACGCGGTTGGAACTTATACCGCAAAGACCGAGTATGGCATGTGAATAATCGTGTGCCATATATTAATGTTCTTGAAGAAGGACACAGTAAACAAGCACCTAATGGTATGATAGAACCTGCCATTAGACAAACTATGAGGAGAACCAAATGAGTATATTAGACAATGCCAAAGGGCATTTTAAAGAAAGATTAGCAGGCGGATTAAAAAAGATCACTGTGGATGAATGGAAGACAGATATCTATTACAAAACCGCTTATCCTTTTGCAGTGGAAAGCAGAATCATTCAATTGCAACAGGAAGGTAAAACTGTGGAAGCATTGGTGGAAACCATCATTGCCAAAGCATTGGATCCAGAAGGCAAACCCATGTTCAATAAATTTGACAAGTTCACATTTATGAATGAGATTGACCCTAATGTGATCTTAAGAGTGTGTGGCGCCTTAAACGCTGCTCCGGAGTCGGTTGAGGCAATCTCAAAAAACTCCTAGAGGACACTGAACTGCTCTTGATCTGCAGAATTGCGGACAGGTTGGGCAAAAGCATTGAAGAAGTTATGAACTTCAGTGTCCTAGAATTGAGCACGTGGAGCGCCTATTACAAATGGGAGTATGATCTGGAGAAAAAAAGATCAGACTCTATGAGTACAAAGAGAAGAAGATAAATGGCACCGACCACAACTACTATAAATGTAGAAGTCAAGGATAATGCCTCCAAGGTNTTNCGAGACATTGGCAGCAGTCTTGGTACCATTGGTAAATTGGCNGGAGTNGCATTTGGAGTAAAAGAAATTGCTCAAGCATTAAACAGTTATCAAGAATTNAGNAACAGAGTAAAAAATGCCACCAGCAGTGTGCAAGAATTCACAGCNGTACAAAGTGCTCTAACCANTGTTGCNATAAAAAATTATACTTCATTGAGCAACACTGCTGATTTNTATGCTAGATTAAAATTAACCACAGGCGATTATAATATAACTCAAANTGATTTAATTANATTAACTGATACATTAACAGCAAGTTTTAAAATTAATGGTGTNAGTGGTCAAGCGCAACAAAGTGTAATTGATAATTTAGGAAAATCATTTCTTAAAGGAACCATTGATGGCAGGGACTTNAATCAAATATTAGCAACTGCTCCTGATATTTTAAAAAGATATTCTCAGGCCACAGGATTAACTATTCAACAATTATACAAATTAGCACAAGAAGGCAGATTATCTTCTGAAGGATTAATTCAAGCATTACAACAAACTGCTGCTCAAGCTGCTGCCACTGCAAATTCACAAGAAGCAACACTGGGACAAAGTTTATCCAATCTAAGCACACAATTTGTTTTAACCATAGGCAAGATTAATGAGGCCACAGGATTCACTCGAGGGTTGTCCATAATATTGGATGGTTTAAGCAAAAATATCGATGCTGTGATTNTGGGTTTAGGAGTATTTTTTACAGTGTTGGCAGTGGGCAAAATTGTTGCTATAACCACAGCAGTTGGAGGTTTGACTAAAGCTTTTATTGGATTAGGCGCTGCAATTCGTGCAATACCAGGCGTAGGCATAGTGGCCGCATTGTTGAGCATTGCTGCTGTGGAAGGTTACAGAATATATGAAAATCTTACAAAAGTAGAAACAGTTTCCAACGCCATTGCTGACAACTGGATGGATTATTTGGAAACAGGAACTCAAATAGATGCTGTAAACAGAAAAATATTAACTGACTTTGACAAATATGTTCAAAAAATAGAAAGTGCATCAGAAACTAATCAAAGACTTAGAGACATTGATCAAGCAAGATTGTCTCTTGGCAGACAATTAACAGAAGAAGAACAAAAAAGATTAAACATTGCATTAGATCAAAAAGAATTAAGAGAAGCAGAAAGTAAATTGCCGGCAATTATTTCTCAAACTAGAGGAGCGTATTCAACTGGCAGTGCTGAACAACAAGCATTACAAGAAAAATTAAAAACTCTTCAAACATTAAGAGATAATGATATTGAGAATGAAGCAACATATCTTAGAGATATGATGATTCTGCAAGAAGAATATGATCGTAAAAAATTAGAAACAAATCAAAAAACCATTGATCAAATGGTCAAACAAATTCTTGCAGGCAATGCCAGTGCTATACAAATACAAAAATTAAGCGATCAAGACAAAATTAAATTGGCCATGAGCACTGGTTTAGAATTATTGAATGAAGCGGGTCAATACAATAAGACTGCTTTCAATGCTGCCAAAGCATTGGCCATATCAATGGCCATAATCAATGGTATAGATGCCACCATTAGTTCATACAGAACAGGCAGTCAATTGGGAGGACCTATATTAGGAGCAGTGTTTGCCGCGGTAACTGCAGCATCCATAGCAGCTCAAATTTCTAAAATAAGAAGCACTCAATACACAGGTGCTAGACGTCAAGGTGGATTGGTGGGAGAAAATCAATCATACTTGGTGGGAGAATCTGGTCCAGAAATGTTCACTCCAAGTTCATCAGGCAGAATCACACCCAATGATCAAATGAGTCAAGGTGTCACTGTGAACTTCAACATCAGCACAGTGGATGCAGATGGTTTTGATGAAATTCTNATCAATCGCAGAAGCACCATAGTGGGCATAATTAATGAAGCAACCAACAAACGCGGCAGAGTAGGAGCTACACAATAATGGCCAACATAGGATATCTTAACGGAGTATCGGCCACACTGGCCACAGACATAGGATTCACAGCAGTGAATTTTCAACAGCGCAACATCACCAAGATTACACAGACTCAGAGTGGCAGATCAGTGCGTGTGAGCAATGCCACCACACTGTGGGCAGGCACACTGCAATTCGTGCCAGGCACACAGGCAGAATACAGACCCATACAAGCATTCTTTGCCAAAGCACGCGGACCTCTCAATGATTTCTATGTGCAGATACCAGGCGTGAGCAATTTTATTGGCACTGACGGCACGAGCACCATGCAAGTGAATGCTGCCGCTGCTGCTGGTGCCACATCCATCACAATTAATGTTGTGAGTGGCAGCACATCCATAGTCAAAGCAGGCAATGTGATACAATTTGCCAATCATGACAAAGTGTACATGGTGGTGACCAATGTCACAGCTAATCCAGGCAACAACACATTCACCATAGAACCCCCTTTGGTCACAGCAGTGCCTCTTACCACTGCGGTCACATACAAAGATGTGTATTTCAAAGTGTTTGCCACCAACGAGTTGCAAGAATTTCAATACACCAACAATGGATTGGTAGCAATGAGAGTGGATGTACAGGAGACCGTTTAATGACTCGCAGTTTATCTGCCAAGCAGAACACATATCTCGCAGGAGACTCTTTGATCAGTGTGGTGTTGTTGGACATCACCATGCCAGATGCCAGTGTGACCAGATACACAGATGCACCTTTCAACATCACTTTTAATTCAAACTCCTACACAGCACAGGGTGAGTTCTTAAGCATCAGCGAAACAGAAGAAAATGCCGACCTGCAAATTGTCAGTGTGACTCTGCAGATCAGCGCACTCACGCTGGCCAATGTGACTGCCTTTGCTGTGAGCAGTATTATAAATCAACCTGTCACTGTGAGAAGAGCATTTTTAAATTTGACCAACAACCAACTGGTTGGTGACTCTGCAGGAGACAATGCAGTGATCATATTCAAAGGCAGAATCAGCGGTTACCAAGTGGCAAATCAGGAAAACACAGCAACCATTTCATTAGAAATCAGCAGTCAGTTTATAAATTTTGACAAAAAAGCAGGCAGAAGAACCAACATAGGCAGCATGCAGATTGAACATCCAGATGATTTCAGCATGGAGTTCAGTGCTACCACGCTGAAAGATATCAAATGGGGCAAAGCATAATGCACGACATACGCAAACTCAAAGCAAAAGAAATGCACCTAATGAAAGATATAATCAAGCATCATGCTGCCAGTGCTGAATTGGGCAACCATGATCCGCTGGACGAATCTATTTGTTTTGAAAATTTTAGGATGGCACTGATTGATCCCAACTTTGAAATATTTGTGTGTGAGCAAAATAACGAAATAATTGCTTATGCTGCCACTCAATTAACACAAAAATTATACAACAACATCATCATAGGCAATGTGGTGATGTTTTTTGTGCGACCAGATGTGAGAAGCAAGACACTGTCAGACCAACTGTGGCAAACTTGCGAAGACGAATTTTA